ACAAAGGAAAAGAAATAAGCATAGTAGCAGAATCAATACCACACTTGCGTAGAGGCGCTTTAAAGGACTTTCTTAATATACTTAAAGGTCTGAATAGGTATGATGATAGAAAGTTCAACAAAAGTACCTTAAAATACGAATTCAGTAATGGTAGTTATATAGAGTTCTTTAGTACAGACCAACCAGACAAATTAAGAGGAGCTAGACGTACAGACTTATTTATTAATGAGTGCAACAATGTAGGCTTTGATTCTTACCAACAATTAGCAGTTAGAACATCAGGCAATATATGGCTTGACTTTAACCCTGCTAACTTATTCTGGGTAGATAAAGAGTTAATAGGTCAACAAGATACGGACTTTATAACACTAACCTACAAAGACAATAACAGCTTACCTGAAACAATAGTAAAAGAAATAGAGAAAGCAAAGACAAAAGCTAAAACCTCAACGTATTGGGCGAATTGGTGGAAAGTGTACGGACTTGGACAGATAGGTAGTTTAGAGGGTGTATGTATTCCTGACTGGAAACCTATAGACCAAATACCTAATGAAGCTAGATTATTATGTGCAGGTCTTGACTTTGGTTATTCTGTTGATCCCTCAACAATTATAAGACTTTATAAATGGAATGATGCTTATATCTTTGATGAGGTACTTTATCGTAAGGGAATGTTAAACAGAGATTTAAGCTACTTCATAAAACAAAACGAGATACGAGAACACATATACGCAGACAGCGCAGAGCCTAAATCAATACAAGAATTAAGGAACTACGGACATAAAGTATTTCCTGTAACAAAGGGTAGAGATTCAATAGTCTATGGTATTAACCTAATCAACCAAAACGAAATATACATAACAAGCCATTCTAAAAACCTAATAAGAGAATTACAGGGTTATGTATGGGATAAGGACAAAGAGGGTAACAATCTGCAAAAACCTACAGGCACACACCCTGATTGTATTGATGCTGCACGATACGCTTTAATGATGCAATTAGCAAACCCAAACAGAGGTAAGTACACAATAAGTTAGTTTCTAAAACTTTTTATTTCTACGTTATACTAATATGAAATTAGAAGTTTATATCCCAGACACATTAAGTGAAATTACTCTAGGACAATATCAAAAGTATTTAAAGATACAATCTCTAAATGAAGATGAGAACTTTTTAGCTATGAAAATGATAGAGATTTTTTGTGGTTTAAGAGGCGATACTATATTAGCTATGAAAGCTAAAAGCATTAGAGATATTACTATAGTATTAACACAGATGTTTGAAGAAAAGCCTCAACTTGTAAAAGAGTTTGATATGGGTGGAGTGAGTTATGGTTTTATACCTAATTTACAAGATATGTCCTTTGGAGAATACATTGATCTTGACACTTTCATAGGCGATATGGAAAACATACATAAAGCTATGGCAGTTCTATATAGACCAATTAAAGTAAAAGATAAAGACAGGTATCTTATAGAAGATTACAAAGGAGAAGAAACCAATATAATGAAAGATATGCCAATGGATGCTGTATTAAGTTCGATACTTTTTTTTTATCATTTAGGGATGGACTTATCGAAAGCTATGCTGAACTCTTTGGAGGAGGAGGAAATGAACATAGTGCGTCAGCAAATTTCGGCAGAAAATATGGATGGTTTCAATCGCTTTGGGGATTATGTCAAGGGGATATTACAAGATTTGAAAATATCACTAAACTAAACGTACACACCTGTCTTTATTCTTTAAGTTTTATGAAAGAAAAAGCAGATTTAGAATCTAGAAATATAAAAAACAAATTTAACAAATGAGCAATCAAGGAGTAAGAGGCTATTACCAAATTACAGATACTATTAAGACGAATCTGTTAGCAGATGAAAATGTCAATACTGTAACAACAGGAGATATAACAGAAATAGACCTAGCTAAACAAACGATATTCCCTCTAGCTCATATTATAGTAAACTCTGTAACAATACAAGAGGCAGTCCTTAACTTTAACATTAGTGTTATGTGTATGGATATAGTTGATGTAAGTAAAGACGAAACAACAGACATATTCGTAGGCAACAATAACGAGCAAGACATCCTCAACACACAATTAGCAGTAGCCAACAAATTAGTAGGGTTGTTAAGTAAAGGCACTTTATACCAAAACAAATACCAACTAGACGGAGATGCTTCTTGTGAGTTTTTTTATGAGAGGTTTGAAAATCAATTAGCAGGTGTGGCTTGTACATTCAATGTATTAATTAGTAATGATATAAACGTATGCAGTTAGAAAAGACAAGAGAGGCATTAAATAAGTTTGCAAAGTTTGTAATACAACAAGCTAGGACACGACTTACAAAAGGAGTTAAAAAGGGAAGTAAAAGATTTTCTAAAAACGATACAAGAAAACTATACAACAGTTTAGAGTATTTACCTTTTATAGATGGAGATAAGATAGGGGTAAAGTTTTATATGGAAGATTATGGTAAGTTCCAAGACAAAGGTGTTAAAGGTACAAAGTCCAATTATGTAGAAAATAAAAACTCTCCTTTTTCTTATAGATCTAGTATGCCTGACCCTGCGATATTTGAGGGTTACATAAAAAGAAAGGGTATTAAGGGTAGAGATAAAAAAACAGGAAGATTCATAACAAACAAAACTTTACAATTTTTAATTGCAAGGAGTATATTTCAAAAGGGTATAAAAGCAAGTATGTTTTTTACTAAACCTTTTAATCAAGCGTATGAAAAATTACCAACCGAACTACAAGAAAATTTTGTTAAAGATATAGAAAAAATAATATTCGACACTAATGGCTAATATACTATTCAGAAGTCCGTACTTCGTAACAATTACTACAGCAGGTCATCTATCTGCACAACTAGCATTAACGATAGATGGTACTTTACGTTATACAATACTTAAAAACGCTATAAGCAACAGAACAGTATTTGAAATAGCTACTTTGGTTAGAGATTATTTTGAGGAAAATTTTGTCGGCACTACAATAATAGCAGACACACTCGCAATATCTTATGTTGTAACAACTTTTACTGCAGTAGATGGTGGAGGTACACCATCAGCACAGGGTGCAGTAACTCACACTGGTTTCAACGGATATGGTAAATTCGAACAAGGTGTTAATTACGAATTACCTACAAGTCAAGACCCAACTTATATTGGAGATTGTAAACTTGTTGGAGATGCTATAATTTATTTACCAGATAACACAACAGGAAAATTTATAGGCTGGACTGATGACACAACTCCTGTTTTACAAGTGTTTAGTATCGGAGCAACAGACACTTCTGTAGATACTCCTGCAAGAACTTACAATATTGAAAGGGTGTGTAACCCAAAATACACAAGTATTAAATCTGTTTATTTAAATAGATATGGTATGTGGCAGGAGTTTTATTTTTTCCTTAAAAACGTAGAATCATTCACCACAAAAGAAGAAAAGTTTAAAAGAAATATATTTAAAGAAACAACATCTAATTATTCTATATATGCACATCAAACAAAAGTTTTTGATAAAAATGCAAGAACTAAACTTACATTAAACACACACTACATAGACGAATGTTATAATGAAGTAATACAAGACATAATGTTAAGCGAATTTGTTTACATAAATTTTGATGATTTTTGGAGACCTGTAAATATATCTACTAGCTCACTAACATTTAAAACGTCTGTTAATGACAGATTAATTCAATATACGGTTGAGGTCGAATATGCTAATGAAGTTATCAATACAATAGTGTAATGAAGCGTGAAGTACAATTATACATATCAAATAATAGAGTTGATTTATTCAAAGACGAAACAATAAGTTTGACAGATTCTATAAAGAATGTAAGAGATATTGCAAAAGTATTTACAACATTCACAAAATCATTTACATTACCTGCTTCAAAAAACAACAACAAACTATTCCAACATTACTACAATTTTGATATTATAAATGGTTATGATGGTAGAATAAAAAGAGATGCAAGGATAGAGATCAACCAAGCACCATTTAAGATAGGCAAAATAAAGTTAGAGGGAGTAGAATTAAAAAGCGAATTACCACACACATATAAGGTTACATTCTTTGGTAACACAGTAGATTTAAAAGATATATTTAAAGAGGACAAACTAAAGGACTTAAGTTTTGTTGAGGTAAAAGCATCAGGAACAGCAACAAGTACAGTAGCAAACGAATTAAGAGATACCTCTGCTACATTTAACAATTTTACAACAGGCGTTTCAGCAGGAGACAGGGTTTACAATAATACAGCAGGTAGTTTAGCTTACGCAACAATTGAAAACGTTGTTAATTCATCAACATTAGAATTAGATGCAGATATTATGGAAAGTGGAGACACTTATCAAGTTTTATTAAGTCCATTTTGGAACGAAACATCGGTTAAAGAAAAAATGGCTTTACAAACTATATCTGTGCCTAAAAACAGTTTAGTTACTCCACTAATAACAGCAGGTAGACGCCCAATATATGATGCAACTGGAACACTTAATTCAGAAACAACAGTAAACCTAGAATTTGATGCATCAGAAAACAAAGGATTAGAATTTACAGATTTAAAATTTGCTTTAAGAGTACACGAAGTAATCAAAGCAATAGAAAACACTTACACAACACCTGATTATCCAACTGCTATAGATTTCACTACAGATTTTTTTAATACTACAAATCAAGATTATCATAATCTGTTTTTATGGTTATCAAGAAAATCAGGTGAGGTTGCTACAACAACAGGAGCAGGTTTGTTTCAATTCTTTGTTTCAGGTTTTACAGGTGGTGTTGCATCTCCAACAGCAGATGACTTTGAAACAGGATTTTTAGCGATGGATACAGGAATAAATTTATCAGGCACAATAACTGCGCTACAAATACTAATAACTCCTGATGGAACAAACTCAACTGATTTTACTGTAACATTATCAAGAAATGGCTCTGATGAATTAACTGTTGCTAGTAGTACACCTACCACCCCAATAACTTTAAACCCAACAGCACAAACAGGCTCTTACAGAGTGTTAATAAGCGCAGATGGAATAGTTAAAATAACAAATGTAGTTTTTACAGTAAGTGGTAGTTTTAATTATGATGACACAAATAACAATCAACAAACAGAAACATATACAAGTCAAACTGCATCATCTGGCGCATTTGA